ATGAAGGCCAGAGCCCCGGGATGGTGACGGAGGACATGCCACGCCACCTTGTTGCCCTGGGCGTCAGTCCGCAGGCCATCCACGCGGCCGATTTCGTTGAACGGGAGCGGGTCCGCAATCTGATCCGTCTCGATGAGGCGGATATCGAGCAGGACGCCGTCGCGGGGGAAGGTGGCGTTGTTGAACAGGAGCCCGAACGCTTCGCCATCGACCGCCCGGGCCCGCCGAGCGAGCCGCACCTTCTCGGTCATGCCGATGCGCTGGTGCCAGTCCCACGTGTCGTTTTCGATGCGCTCGATCCGGGGGTCGTCGGCCTCGATCCCGGGGATTTCCAGTTGCAGCCTGGGGCCGTCGCCCACCAGATCGGTCTGGAGGGTGGACAGCATCCCTTGCAGCATCGGGTTGTTGTCAGCCTCCAATCGGCTCCGCTCGCGGAGCTTCTTCCGCACCCACGGGGACAGCGCCGCGTTGGCGTCGTGGGAATCGGCCGCTGACCAGTGGTCACGGTTGAGCGTCGTAGTCGTGGCGGCGTCGTACCGGGCCGACACCGTCGGCGGCGGCCGGGAAGGCCGCGGATCCGCGCCGACGTAGCTGACGAAGGACAGGCTCACTGGGCCGTCTCCCCCATCGCACTGCCGGGCCGGACCTGGGCGCGCCGCAGACACCCCCACGGATTGACGGCGGCCGACATGCTGGCCGCATCGGCCAGCGCCTTGGCGACGTCGGCGGGGTTGTGGTTCTCGATTTCATTCCCGTCGAACTTCGCGCGCTTCACCTTGCCGGCAGCGGTCTGAACCGCCGCCGCCATCTGCGCAAGTTCTTCCTGCGTGGCCATCGGTGCGGCTCCGGGGGCCCGCATAGTGTACCACGGTACACCACACGGGCGTTCACTGCCCGGCACGCGCGGCCATCAGAGCCAGCTCCTCACGGCGCTTCCGCAGGGCCGCCTCGTCCCACCGCTTGACCGGCTGCCGCGACCGGATCGGCTGCGCGCCAACACCGGAGATTCCAACGAATGACGCCGCCACCATCGCCCCAATGAGGCAGTCCCACCAGTGGTTATCTCGGCCCGGATGCTTCTTCCACTCGTCCACGGTTTTCTCGCGCGAGGCCGCGCGCTTGGCAAACTCGCTCGAGAAATGGTCGAGCAGGCAGTCGTGCGTCCCGCCGTGGATGGTCATGGCCTGGAGGTCGGCACGCGGCAGGCGGAGCCGGCTGGCAGCCAAACTCTTCCAGGCGTTGGTGTCGAACAGCAGATGCCGCAGCCGCTCGCGCGTCGTGGTCCGCCAGTTCGGCCCGGTCCGCTCGCCACGCTCGGCCTTGCGGTCGTTGAGCGCCCGGGTGGTCGCCCCGACGTAGGTGCCGTGGCTGGGCATGATGGCCGTGCCCCACTGGTTCCGTCGGCAGAAATCCCGGACGACGTTGGCGAGCTTGGCGTAGTTGGCATCGACGAGCATCGCCTGCACGCGGAGGGATCCCTGGCCATCCTCGCGCTGGTACTCGCGCCCCATGATCGTCGCGGCCACCTCACGGAGCCCCCAATCCACGCTCGCCTCCAACGATTGGCCGCTCTGCTTCTGGAGCGTTTTCTTGATTTCGCGGAGGGTGATGTACGCCCGCGGTTGCTCGGGAAACACGCCGTAGGCGACGACGTGGCCGCGGAGCTGCGGGCCCCACCCGCAGACCAGCCACCATAACGAGCTCTCCTGGACGTCGCAGAACGCCGTCAGCGTGTCGAGTCCAGCCGGCACCACCCACCGCGGCACGTCATCGACCACCTGGGACCGCAGCGCCGGAGCCGACAGCGACAGATCCTCGTCGGCTTCGCGGAGCGGCTGCTGCTGATATTCGGAGGCGAACGCTTCCGGGCCATCGTCGATGAGGATGTTGTAGGCGTGCTGGATGGCGCTGTGCTCGGAGTCGCGGTCGAAACACGTATCCCAACTGACGCGGCAGCCTTGGTCGGCCTCGTTCCGGTGGTCCAGGTAGAGCTGATTGCACGCTTGGATCGCCAGCCGTTTCTGCTCCGGGTCGTCCCGGGAGAAGCGACTGCGGACGTCGCGGTAGCGGCCGAGCCAGAAATCTTCGTGCCTGTCCGACCACTGCTTGACCATCGGGATCCGCCGCCCCTGAAAACTGGGGAACAGCGCCGGGTTGAGAAGCTGGTCGATCATGTCGTTTTCGGCGATCACGGTGCCGTTGACGACGCAGGCGATTTTTCGCGTGTGGCCGGAGAGCTGGAGGATCGAGCGGACGAGGATATCCAGCCGTTTCTTCACCTGGGCCGGCTGGTTGGCAGACTCTCTGGTCTGCGGATCGTCCACGATCACCAGATCCGGGCGCACCTGCTGGCCGGCAGGGGTTTTCTGCCGCAGTCCGAGAATGGACGCCGTTATGCCACGCGCGGCGATCACGGCGCCAGATGCCTTCGACCCCGGGATGGTCGGCAGAACGATTTTGTCCTTGTTCCACTGGATGTAGGTGGGATCGCCGTTGTAGGTCTGGCTGTGGCAGCGCTGCGTCTTGCCCTCCAGGGCCCGGATCGGCAAACAGACTTCCGGGTAGTCCGCCGCCAGCAGGTCGTTTTCGGACAGCTCGAGTTTGATCGACTTGATGGAGTCCTTCCCAAGATCCGACTCCGCGGCGAACACTACGGTGAACCGGCGGTATCCGTTGAGCGCAGCGAAAATCGACGTATTTTCCGAAATCGTGGACTTGGCGAACCCCCTGTAGACAGCATTGACGTGGCGACCCGACTCACGGACCACCTGCTCCATGCTGGCGATCGTCTCCTCGTGGTCGCGCGAAAACGGTGACAGCCCAGTGGTGAATGGGAAGTACGTCGAGAGAAACAGCGGCAGGCTGGCGGCACAGGCCGCACGCCGCTCGGGGTTCTCCGGGTCCGGGATCGGATCGACCTCGGATCCCTCTGCCGTCCGCCTCCGGCTGCGCGCCACGTCGGCGGCTCGTTTCCGCTCGGCCTTGGCCAGCGGATCGACGCGCGGACGGCCTCGGCCACGTGGCGCCGCGGCCTCCTGCTTCGGCTTCGCTGGTAGTTTCCGCTTCGCCATGCTCTCGGCATCCAGCCGGGCATGGCGTCGTCGCCGCCAGCGCCAGCATGTCCGCGCCGCTGGCCATCCAGTCTATCAGGCTGGTGCGGAGTCTCGGCAGCGTGCCCCCCACACGCACCACACTTCATCGGCCGGTGCGAGCACGACCATCGCGCCGACGTTCTCGATGGCTTCGGCCCATCGCTTCCAGACCACGGTTGGACCGACGACGAAACGATCGTCCTCGATCCTGCCGGCATCGACCATGGCATCCTGGATGGCCTTGGCGATGTTGTCCCAGTCGCCGCGCGGAACAGCGTCCACCCCACGCGACGAGAGTTTTCCGGACTTCGTCCAGTGGTCGCCAGGCCTGGGCATCAGCAACTCAATGGCCAGCGCGATCCGGCCGGGCATCATGTTCCGCATTGCCTTTGCGCACGCCTCTTCCACCTCCGCCTTCCACGCACGGACCGGGTGGTCGCTCGGGATGTACGCCTGGGGGAACCTGCCGAACCCACGGCCGACACTGTGCCGCGGCTGCGGCACTGGTCGGCCCATCGCAAAAAAAACGGCATAGGTGGCAGGGAGGTTGATAACCAGGCGACTGGTGCCAGGTTCAGCAGTGGCGGCCACCTTCGGCTTCGCACGCTTGACCATGCGTCACCCTGCTTTCTGCGGCACGGACGCCTTGCACAGCTCATGCACCGCGTTGCGGACGATTTCCTCTACGTTCATGTCCATCCGGGATTCCCGTCGCGCCTGGGCACCGGCGTAGGTCACCAGGATCATGGATATCAGGCTGTTGGCCAGAGCAGCCGCCACCGGATCACGCGGCGACTGTAACGAGTTCAGTTCGCTCGCCAGAACGCCCGTCCACGGAATCCCGAATGACGCCAGGCACGGGGGCACGGCCCGCCGCTGCGTGTCGAGCGTCCATCCCGCCGGCACCACGGCGGTGATCGGCTTGTCGTCAACCGATTCCGGCACCACCTGCCGCGATATCCGAACCGCGGGAGTCATCCCAGTCTCGGTGACGTGGTCGCTGCACACCATCGTTCCGCGTCGGTGCGACTGCCACGCTGCCAGTTTTTCGCACCCAGGCCACATGCACGTTTGCGTCATCAGCTCCTCCTTGAACACACGCTGAACCGTTCCTGCTGGCTATCGTTTTTCCACGTCACGGCCGTCTTGTGCGGTTATTGCTCATCCTCCGTGCGGTGGAGGTATTTGGACGAACGCCTACAACACGTCCCGCGCGTCCCACTGGGCGGTCAGCCGTGCAATCTCCTGCCGCGCCACGCCGAGCGCGTGCCGCATCTCCGCCACGGTCATCGGCTCGCCTGTTATCAGGCGGCGAGCGGCATCGTCGGGCACCGCCTCGGCGGGCGTGATGCGGCGGCGGTATATGCCAGGCTCCCAGCACACCTGGCCAATCGAAAGCCTTACTCGCCTCCAGTTTCCGCACCAGAGATACTCGTCCTCCTCCTCATGCACTTCGCCAGGCCCATCGGGTTCAGTTGCGCGCACCCACCTGTACCCGTCGCCAGGCCCGTCGCTCGCCGCCGGCTTGACTTCCCGCACGGGATCATTCGCCGCCGCGGCGGCCGTTGGCGGGGCCGGGAGCGGCATCCAGTGAGAACACGGCCCCCAGTCGCCTTCGTCCCCCCACACCGGACGCATCGCTGGCAGTCCCGTGTCATTTCTCTCGCCCTCCCACCACCCAGACTCAACATCCGTAAAGCCTTCGTTCGGCCCCAGATCGCAGGTGTACAAGACCGCCTCGTCATGTGGCGGCAGCCGCTCCGTCACCGAAATCCAATCCCCATTCATATCCATAATTCGTCGCTCCTGTTCGTGTTCGTCACGCATCTTTCCCGCTCGGGACATTTCGAGTCGCTTCACTACCGTTTTGGTTCGATCTTTCCCGCTCGGGAAACTCTTGACTACCCCTGATTCTGCGCGTTCTCACTTCAGTTGTTGCAAACGCCGCAACAACTGCGACAGCACCGTCGCGAAGGGGTGGGGCCGAAATCCTCCTCTCCAATACCGAATGCTTCTCTCTATCGCCGCCCGCTCCTCGTCGGTGAGCGTGAATCGCTGCCGTCGAATCGGCCGGCTGTTAGGAAAAGCGCACGCCGAGTCGTCTGTATGCAACGACACAGTGACCTTCCCGTGAGAACCAGCGGATGCACCTGACGGCTCGGCACCGCCCTGCGTGCTGTCATCGCTCATGTCTCGTCGCTCCTGATTCTGCGTGTTCTGTGTCTACTTGCGGCTCTGTGGAAGTTGCGGAAGCGAGGCCCAGTATTCGAACTGGTGTTCCGGCCACCAATGATCCCCTTGCCTTCCGCAGAGCACCTCAACCCACTCACCGACTGCCCACATTAGGCCCACTACGACTGTGTTTTCTTCCGGCAACCGCTCCGTCACAGCAATCCAACCGTCAAGGATCGCTTGACTGTTCGCCACAGAACCAAGCATTGGAGCAGACCCGGCATCGTCCTGTGTCATGTCAGCTTCCTTTCTCGGGCTGCTCAATGCAGCCGTTCTATCACTGCTTGCGAGCCTCGCGGATCGCCTTTGCCATCGCATCTTGGATACGCGGCGGTATCGGCACAGCCTGCGACTGAATCGCCTTCAACTCCTCGTCGGTGAGCCGCAGCCGATTGATCTCTTCTTTCAGCCATGTATTCGCCGCCGACAGCCTTGCCGTAGCCAGCCGCAGGCGTTCAATCTCTGCGTTCTGTCGCTCAATGATTGCCTGCGAGTTTGCCAGATGGCGGCAGCAGACCGACAGCGGGTCGCCGTGAGAAACAGCGGACGCAGGAGACGTCTCCGCACCG